GAGACAGCATATAATAATCGCAGTCACTTACTTATGCTTTTACGGATTAAATTTAAAATTTACAAATTTGTGTAATTTTGCTTGACAATCGCACAAAAAACAAGTACAATAATCAAGGTAAATCACCAATATTCGGAGACGTATCGAAGTGGTCATAACGGACATGACTCGAAATCATGATGCCCCTTGAGGGACGAGGGTTCGAATCCCTCCGTCTCCGCCAAATTGTGACTTTTTGAGATTCTCAAAAAAAGTTAAGAAAACAAGCCGAAAGTTCAGTGTTCATCGAACAATCGGCTTGTTTTTCTTTTGCTTTCAGAGTGTCAGTACAGGACACAAAAAGACATCAAAATACATACAAGTTACGTAAAAGTTTCGTAAAATCAAGGGTTGTCGGCTGCGGTGATTTCCTGAATGCGTTTTTCAAATTTTTCCGTTACAAGAACTTTGTCGGATTTATTTTTTCTTTCAGTTATCGCTGTATAAACATCTTTTGTGGTTGCCTCATTTGCATGACCGAGCAACTGCATAGCCTGTTTTGTGTCAATGCCTGCTTCGTTAAGTATCGTAGCATAATTGTGCCTAAGGCAATGAGCAGTCAAGGGAGAGAGGTTGTTTTCATTGGCATAATCATCTAATCCCGATTCAGCACAATATTTATGCCATTCAATAGCATATTGACACTCCGTCATCAACTGACCTTTGGAAGAAGGGAAGATAAGACCTCTTTTTCGTTTTGGCAGTACATCTTTCAAGTGCGGTACAAGAAAAATATCACGAATGCCTTTAACTGTCTTAGGAGCTTTCAATTCAGGGATTGATTTTTCCCAAGTGACCGACTTTGTTATATGTATGACATCATTCTTAAAGTCTATATCCTCATATTTGAGAGCCAAAGCCTCTGACCTGCGACAACCCGTTGTCAGCAAGAAGAATGCGAACAACCCAAAATGAACTTTTGTATTCCTGCAAATTATTTTAATCTCTTCATCTGTGGCTATTCTACGCTCCGTGGACGGCTTTCCTTTAATTTTAATATAGTTACAAGGGTTAGTGTCAATTCCGTACTCTGAGGCTCTCACAGCGAAAGAGAATACACTTGACAATGTGGCAAGGTAGTTTCGTTTTGTTTTCGCAGTATATGTTCTTGAAAGGTTGTCAATACTCTTCTGAATATCCGACGGCTTAATCTCATTTACCGCACGACCTTTAAATTCATCTGTAAACTTATCAAGAATAGTATTGTAACTTTTCTGTGTAGTAGGGGAAAGCTCAGGAAGATAATTATCCTTGTAATCCTCTGCCAGCTCATCAAATCGTTTACTACGCTCCTGCTCAGCACTGTACATTGCAATTTTCCTTGTAAGCTCTCGTTCGGTCTTGGCATAAAAGGTTTTTCGCCTGCCGTTTATGCAGATTGATTTTTCATAGTTTCCGTCTGCTCTTCTGTGCGGTTTCTTGACAACTGCTGTTCCGCACCAATTGCAGAAGTTAGATTTGTCCGGAATTTGCTTTTTACATTTTTTACAACGCATTTAATACACTCCTTTTCTGAAAAAAGGGTGCAAAAATCCCTTGTGTTTAAAATTGCTTGAAAAACACAATGGATTGTGATACAATTATCTTGCATTAAACTGCATCATCTGCACCCTGTGTAGGTGATTCCGCTCTGTTCGAGGACCAGTCGAGCAGGGCGGATTTTTTTATTTAATTTTTATTTGCTATGAGCATTTTAACCTTTGCATTGTAACTTACTTTATCGTTCTCATCGTAATGTTCACCAATTGTAAAATCGTTAATGCCAAGAATTCGCTCTTGATTTTCTTTAACAAAAGCTACATCTTCTATATGGAGATTGCCGACATCTAAACCGTTGACAAGCACCTTGATTGCAGGCTCGCCTTTATAATCGTATTCCTGTAACTGCACATTAAGCACTTTGCCTGCTTTTTTGTCAGTTTTGAGTTGTTTAAGTAACTTCTGCCTGCCCTGAAAGGTAACACCTGCAACTTTAAAAACTTTCGTGTGCGACTTGCCCGATTCCGGTTGCATCGCAGGAGTTTTTACCTCTGATTTTGGCTTTTTAAATAATTTTGATAATAATCCCATAATAGCCTCCTCATTGACACATAATGTCAAATATTATATAATAATATTCGAGGAGTTCCAACTTCTCACTATTCCTATTTTTCCTACCATAGTTGCCGCTATGGTAGGTTTTTCTTTTTATTGATAAAATTTGCGAATTGCTCTTTTACTTGCCGTTCAAGAGGGTGCAGATAAAAGGCATTTCTGTGTTCGAGCTCTGCCATTCGTTCGGCCCTGTAGGTTGCCGCCTCAAGGCTGATGTCACATAAATTTGCAATTGCAGCGGCATTTGTTGCGTGTAGCTCATGGAGTACACAAGCCGGAGCCAACAAATCTCGAGCAAATACATTTGCTGAATGTTCAGCATCGTCGGTTGTTGCAAAACCTTTACCATTTTTAGCAAACAGATGTCCTAAAAAGATATGCCCGAGTTCGTGGGCAATTGTAAATCTACATCGCTGAGGGGATTGCTCATCTGCATATATGATATAAAGTTTATCATTTTGCATCAAAGTTATTCCACTCTCATTTTCACTTAGCAGGTCGACCGCCGAATTATTTAATAAAACAATGTCGGTTTGCTTAGCTATTCGGCTTACCTTAACAGGTAGGCTATCTATATTATAATCAATCAAACATTGCCAAGATGCATTGCGTGCATTTTTGTATTGTCCATAATTCAAGTTTTACCACCTCATAGGTATTTTAACCTATGAGGTGGTTTTTATTATGTATTACAAATCCGTATCATCCGGCTCAAATTTACTGAGGTCAGGAAGATTAACTATTTCTATAGGCTGATTATTGCCGTCACTACGGGCGGCTTTTACTGTTGAAATCAAAACTTCATCAGTTAAACCAAGTAACTTATCGACAGCCGGTTGCATTTCAGGATTATTTCTGTATGCAATTATAAGTTTCTTTTCTTTATCGGATGTTTCAAAAGGTAGTTTAACCGTATTGCAACTTTGCAAATCATTTATGCTGATTCCCAAGCCGGCACAAATTTTAATTACGCTATCGACAGCAGCTCCACCGATAGAGCCGTTAAGCATGGATCTTAATGTGCTGTATGGTATTTCAATTTTTTCAGAAAAGGTTTTAACACTAAAGCCTTTTTCACTTATTAACTGTTTTATGTAATTTTCTCTTGTCAAGTTAATCCCCCTTTACTATTAATGATTGTAACACGCTGTTTACGAAAAATCAATACTAAAATGCGAAATTTCGTAAAAATATTTTTAAAAATCCGTTGACAAGTGCGAAATATCGTGTTATATTTAATGTAGAAACACGAAATATCGCATTTAGGAGGTGAAAAATCGTGTTTGACAAAATCGAAGTAATCATTTTTGAAAAGAAAATGAAAAAGAAAGAAGTTGCCGAGAAAATGGGAATTTCATACGGACAGTTCTGTGCAAAAATGCGTGGGGAATATCCATTTACGCTTGATGAAGCTCTCCGCTTAAAGTCGGTTTTACAAACTGATTTATCTATCGAAGACTTATTCGGTTCGGCGGCTTAACGAAATTCTTAAAAAGAACAGTAGGTAATACCACACAAACGCAGTCCCATTAAACGGACTTTGCCGAACAGCAGAAATCAGCTTAGGAGGTGAAGAAAGACGGAAGTAATAATAATCTTAGGACTGCTAATGCTTTGCACAGCTTTTGTTTCAGCAGTATTAGCAATAAAAATAGTAGCCGCCCATTTGTATAAAACAATAGACAGCTACCTTGATAAGCACGACGCTCAAATTATGGATCTGATTAAGTGGGCAAAGGACGAAGACAAACATCAATGAACGCTTTTCCAATCGGTGAGGTTGTACTGCTCAAGCTGGCACTCAGCGTTGCCGATGTGGAATCGGTTGAAATCGTATCAGACAAAATTACAAACGAAAAATAGGAGGTGTACATATGCCGAGAGAAAAGCCATTATTTCGCAGAAATCTTGAAAGGCTTGACGAAAAATTTCCTGGCAAAGAATTGTTGAGTTACGATGAAGTAGCAACATATTTGCAAAAAAGCAAGAAAACCGTTTCAAGGATTTTCGGCGAAAGAAAAACAGGAAACAGTATTTCAAAAGCCAGAGTAGCAGACTTTTTAAGTTAAAGGAGCATTGAAAAATGGCATTTAAAGATTTCAGAACACGCAGGTCATTGCGTTTAGAACTCGAAAATCGAATCGAAACAATTGACCGACGCAACAAGACTATTGAAGAACTTACAGCTAAATGTAACGCTCTGAACAGTAACAACGAACTTTGGAAAAAGAAAGCAAACACCTGTGAAAGGGTTATAAACGAACTTACCCTTGAAAACGCAGAGCTTATCCGCAAGCTCAAAGCTTATGAATCATCAGAACCCGAAACAATCGGCTTTGAATGTGTGGGGGTGGAGAAATGAAAGAAAATGTTTTTGAACGAATGGAAAGAATTGACGGACAGAGAAAAATCTCTGATTTCATTGTTAAGCAAAAACAGGATTATGAATTTAAAGTTAAGTATGCAACTATCAGAGCGAGAGAATTTGCTGAAGAATGCGATAGACGAGAATTAAACTATCACGTATCGGTCGGCGGTCTTGATAGCATTACATTATTTATCTTTTTAAAATCAATCGGAATCCATGCTCCGGGAATCAGCGTTTCTTATCTTGAAGATTCAAGCATTCAAAAAATACATAAAGAGCTCGGAATTGAAAGGTTAAAGCCATCAGTTCGGTATGTTGACGGTGCAGGAAAAGAACACCGCTGGACTAAGCAGGATATAATTCAAGAGTTTGGATTTCCTGTCTTATCAAAAGAAATTGCCTCCAAGATTGAATTACTTGCAAATCCGACCGAAAAAAACAAAACTGTTCGACATGCTATTGTGACAGGCGAAACAGGAGCCTATGGCGGTTATCAAAAAAACAGTCGTATGAAAATGTCGCAAAAGTGGCTTGAAAAGTTCGGCGGTTATGCGAATGATGAAGAGGGTACAAATTACCAAATTCCAAATTTCAAAGTGTCATCAAAATGCTGCTATTATCTAAAAGAAAAGCCTTGTGACACTTGGGCAAAAGAACACAACAGCGTGCCTTATCTTGGTTTGATGGCTTCCGAAGGTGGAAGAAGAGCTAAATCCTTAATGATAAATGGTTGTAATTATTTTGGTAAATCTACAATCAGATCAGCACCGTTTGCGATTTTTAACAGACAGGACATTTTGCAACTTGCTCTTGATTTAAATGTTCCTGTTCCCGAAATATATGGAAAAATCGAGAGGCAAGAAGATGGTACTTTGTACACAACCAAAGCTCAAAGAACAGGTTGTTCAATGTGCGGATTCGGTTTGCACTTGGAAAAGCGTCCTCATAGATTTGATTTACTCAAAGAGCGAAATCCTAAAGAGTGGGATTATTGGATGTATAACTGCTGTATAGATGATAAAACAGGCGAAAGATACGGCTGGGCAAGGGTGTTGGATTATATCAATGTTAAATATTAATTGCAAAGAAAAATCCGCTGAAGCTCTGCAAAGCCTCAACGGATAGCAAGGATATAAACAATATAACCACTTTGATTATATCCTTTATCGATTAAAAAATCAAGAAGGAAGGTTGAAAAAATGGAATTTTGGTGCAGAAATTGCAACAACGAATGGGCTGATGATGAACAGCCTAAGGAGTGCCCGAAGTGCCACGACTGGCAATTTGAAGAACTTTACACTTGTGAAGACTGCGGGCGAAAAGAAGTTCTTGAAGACTTTGATTTTGGAAGATTATTCGACGGTAAATGTTATGACTGCTTTAAGAAAAGCGTAGCAAACTCTGACGTCAACGCTTTCGTGATTTGGTATGTCTATTGCTACAACCGCAACGAGAGTGAAGCGTTTGAAGCTAAAGACCTTATTATTCAAGAAGCCTTTAACTTTGAATTTCGCAGAGAAAGCAACAAGCCGGAACACAAAGTGTTGATAATAAGCTTATTTGATTATCTTGTAAACAATGTATTTGATTCTAAATCTCTTCCGAGCGAATGTGAATTGAAAATAATTCAAAATGTTCGAGATTGGGTGTTCGATGATATGGATTTCTTCTACGATTGGTGGTGCTTAAGAAATGGCAAAAGCAGAAGCTCCGTGCTATGGCTGTCAGACGAGAAGTGAACGCTGTCACAGCGGCTGCGAAAAATACCTTGAGTACAAATCAAAGTGTGACGATCGCCGAGCCGAACGCTCTAAGAATTACGATTTCATCGACTATATCTGCCACAAGATAGATCTGAATGCAAGGGGGCAAAAATGATGTCACAAGAGTTCCCAAACGGCGTTTCATATTTCACAGACGGCGAGATTTCACTCACAGTCCATTTTCCCGAAGATAAAGTGAAATGTCATTACTGTCCGTTTTGTCGCTCAGAAAGCGACTTAAACCGTTACTGGTGTAGGCTGACAAACAAGATGATTTACAATCCGTACATACTCGGATTGCCCGACGGCTGTCCGATACAAATTAATGAAAGGATATAATTATGGGAATACCCGTTATGGTTCTCGGCAGAAGCGGAAGCGGAAAATCCGCAAGCCTGAGAAATTTTAAGGCTGACGAAATCAGCGTCATAAATGTAGCGAATAAGCCGTTGCCGTTTCGCTCAGACATAAAACCGTTCAATCTTAATCGAGAGGCAACAAAGAGGGGAGTGTCACGATACGCACTTGCACAGCAGATGTTATTGAGATGTTCAGCAAAGTCAATCGTGATTGACGACAGCCAATATCTTATGTCATTTGACAGCTTTGACAGAGCGAAGGATGTCGGCTACGGCAAGTTTACCGACATCGCCCTTAATTTTGAAAAGCTGATTGAATTTGTATCAAACAATCTTCCCGACGATAAAATCGTCTATTTTTTACATCATTGTGAAAGCAATGATATGGGCGAAATTAAGGCTAAGACAATCGGCAAAATGCTCGACAATCAGCTGACCGTTGAGGGCTTGTTTTCGATAGTTCTCTACTGCACAACCGACGGTAAGAGCCACAGATTCATCACGCAGTCTGACGGCAAGACATCGGCAAAGTCGCCTATGGAAATGTTCACGACGAACGAAATCGACAACGACCTTAAAGAGGTCGATAAAGAAATTAGAAACTACTACAATATGGAGGTAATTAACGATGAAAAAAATTAACAATTGGGATAAACAGCAGGCAGTAACACAGAGAGAACAGCTTCCCGTAGGCGGTTATGTAGCCAAAATTATGGGCGCAGAGGAAAAGAAATACGCCTTTGGCAATATGCTTTGGGTGAGCGTTGACATCGCCGAGGGCGAGTATGCAAACTACTATGCCGAGGACTACCGCAGTCAGGACAGAGAGGACAAGAAGTGGCACGGTGTTGTAAGGCTTTTTGTTCCGAAAGATGACGGAAGTGAAAAAGACGAGTGGACGAAGAAATCATTCAAAAGCTTTACAAATGCAGTTGAAGACAGCAACAGTGGCTACGCTTGGGATTGGGACGAAACCAAACTTAAAGGCAAGGAAATCGGTGTGCTTGTCCGCAATGAGGAATGGAAGAACACTGAAACAGGCAAATCAGGCTGGAAAACACAGCCGTTTATGTTCATCGCTTCTGATGACGCAAGGCAGGGGAATTATTCAGAACCAAAGGACAAGACTCTCAAGAACAAACAGACTGTGCCTGCTCAATCTACAAATCAGGGCTTTGCCGATATGCCCATTGACGATGATTTGCCGTTCATTTAATAAATGAATCCGTTTGAAGTAAGCAGAGCGTTAAAAAGCTTAACGCTCATAGTTGACACACGAGAGCAGGACACTGACAGGCTTCGCAGAAGAATAAGACAGACGGGACTTTCGTTTGTCCGGCAAAAACTTGACTTTGGCGACTATTCGGCGAAAACAACACTCGACAACGGCACGGAGTTTGACATTTCAAGCTCTGTGTCGATTGAACGGAAAATGAACCTTGATGAACTCTGTGCCTGCTATTGCAAGGGCAGAAAACGCTTCACAAGGGAGTTCGAACGGGCAAAATCGGCAGGTGCGAAAGTTTATTTGCTTATTGAAAATGCAAGTTGGGAAAACATTTTTAATGGCAAATACAGGTCAAAAATGACTTCATCGGCATTAACTGCAAGTTTATTTGCTTGGCTTGCAAGGTACAATTGCCAAATAATCTTCTGCAAAGAGGAAACAAGTGGAAAAATCATCAGAGAAATCCTGTATAGAGAAATGAAGGAGCGGTTGGAAAATGGATAACACTTTTATCAAATTAAGCCGTAAAATCCAATCGTGGCGATGGTATCAGGATGCCAACACAATGCGTGTGTTTGTACATATTCTTCTTAACGCAAATGTTTACGATCACGATTTTGAAAACATTACGGTAAAAAGAGGGCAGTGGGTTACAAGCGTTAGCAAAATATCTGAACAACTTAATATTTCAACTCGTAGTATCCGAACTGCACTAAATCACTTAAAATCGACAAACGAAGTGGCAATCAAAACAACCTCGAAATATTCGATTATTACTGTAAAAAATTACAATCAGTATCAGAAAGTGACAAAGTGTCCGACAATCAATCGACAAACCGATGACAAACAGGTGACAAACGACCGACAACAATATAAGAAAGGGAAAGAAAGGAAAAGAAGGGAAGAAAGAGATATCCCCTCTTTTTCGGAAGTTGAACAGTTTGTCCGTACTGAAAATTTGAATGTTGATGCAAAGAAGTTTTTTGATTATTACGAAGAGCGAAAATGGCAGATAGCGGATAAGCCGATTGATGATTGGAAATCGTTATTAAGAACCTGGTCAAATAACGAGCATAAGACATATGCCTCCGGAGCATACGATGGAGTGCCGACAATAAGTCGTGAGGAATTTCTCCGTTTAAAAAAGGAGGCCGAAGAAAATGACGAATGGGATTGAGTATCAAAAAGCCGTTCTCGGTCTGATTTTTCAGTATGAAGAGGAACTGAGTGATAAAATGCTGTTACTCTCTGCCGATGATTTTGAAAGTGTCTTTGTAGACATTTTTGAGATTATAAACGAGGTCTATAAATCCTACGGCAAAATAGATAAAATCAAGGTGCTGTCAAATCTTGACGAAAACGGCAAGCGACTCTTGCTTGAATGTTGCGAATCGGCAGTTGCTCCGTCTATGATCAACGACTACATAGACTGCCTTAAAGAATGGGCGAGCAAAAAACGGCTTAAAGACAACCTCGGCAGGCTGATTTTTTCGGACGATGTGACGATCGGAAATGTTCAGAAAGCAATTGAAGACGAACAAAGCCGAATGCAAATCGGCACTACCGAACAGAAGGCTAAGGAAAATGCCAACAAATTTCTCGATTCACTACTCAGAAAAAAGCAGTTAATCAAAACGGGATTTGCAGATATTGATGTTGTTGCAAACGGACTTGAACGGGGCACTTTCGCAATTGTGGGTGCAAGACCGTCAACAGGTAAGACTTCATTTGCCCTGAACATTGTTCGCAATCAGTTCAGACGAAAAATCCGCTCACTGGTTTTTAGTCTTGAAATGACCGCCGAAATGGTCTTTTCAAGAATGATGTCTGATATGCTCAATATTGATTATTCGGACTTTGCCAAACAGCGGAATCTTGCTAACAGAGCTATTGAAATTGAAAACCAAATCAATGCAATGCGTGACTATGTTTTTGTGCTTGACGATGTCTATAACATCGAAAATATCTGCTCAAAAATTGTCGAGGTCAAGCCCGATGTTGTCGTTATCGACTTTATTCAGATTGTGCAGTCGGTGAAAAGTTTTGCAGATGACCGGGTGAAAATTAACTACATTTCCGCCGAACTTAAAAGGGTTGCCAAAAAGACGGGTTGCGTAATTATCGCTCTATCGCAAATGACACGAGAGGGGAAAAATGCCCCCACGATGTCCGACCTCAGAGAGTCGGGAGCGTTGGAACAGGACGGCGACTACATTTTTATTCTGCACAGACCGTATGTGCTTGATAAGGCAAACAATGATCCCGCCCAAACAGAGGTTTTACTTGACAAAAACAAGTTCGGCTGGACGGGTAGAATTAGCTTTGTATTTGACGGAAATCATCAGAGGTTCACGGGAATAAATGAAAATTACTGATTTTTATAAAAACAAAAAGCAATGCGGAATATGCAGAAATTTGTACGGAGGATTGCAGATTCAGCGGTGCAAACATGCGGCGGTAAACGAACGATTTGGGGCGTACATCTGCGTTTACTGCTGTAAGCATTGCAGGTTTTGCAAGCCCATAAGCACAGGCTTTGTCTGTGAATTTGAAAGGAGAGAAAGCGTTGAAAGCGAGAATACCCGTTAAGCTGAAAAGGGAGGCTATGGCGGAAATTAACCGCCTTGCCGACAGGGAATATCAGAAAGTCAAGGACAAGGAAATTGCGGACGCCACAAGGCGAATTTTTAAGACTATCGTATTTGCTTTGCATAAGGATTTCGGCTTTGGTCGTGACAGATGTGCAAAGGCTTTGAGGTCAATGACCGAGATAATCGAACACTCCGACACTGACGAAGTGTTTTGGGAGCATATCGACAGGGTTGTCATCGACAAGCTGAAACTTGAATTTGACAAACGAGATTATACCGACAACGGAAAAGTTGTTAATTTTGAAGGAGGTCAAGAAAATGAAACTCAGACAGGAAATCGATAACACCCGTGAAACGATTGACGGTGAACTCAATCGCATCATGGTCACAGATGATATAGAAGAGATAAGAGGGTTGACATATTATTTATTTTGTAGCATAAATGATCTTATCTGCAAGAATCAACAAAGAATTGCCAAATCGTTGAGAGGTGAAGAAAATGATTGACTGTGCAAAAACCGAGAATTATTTCGCTGAAAAGCTGAGGATGACGAAAAAACATAAACTAAATGGTGGTGCATATATATGTGAACTTAATTGTACTGACTGCCCTTTGAATAGCTCTAATAATGGTTCAAGCGATATGATGTCGTGCTCTGATTTTGAAACAATTTACCCTCAAAAAGCAATTGCAATTGTGCAGAAATGGAGTGACGAACATCCGAAGAGGACTTATTTGAGCGAGTTCTTGAAGAATTATCCGAACGCAGAGCTTAATCACGGAGTACCAAAGGTTTGCCTAAAAAAATTAGGAGTTGTTTCGGGTTGTGCAAAAACAAAAGAAGGTGACTTGTATATTAGCTGTTATAGGTGTTGGAATCAGCCTATTGAGGGCGGTGAAGAAAATGCCTGAATTAGAACTTAAACCTTGCCCATTCTGCGGTGGGGAGATGAAATTTCATAGAGATTCTTTTGTAAATAAATATGGGCAAACGGTTGTCCACCAATATTACTTACACGCAGATACGGAACAAGATTGCGTACTTGATGAAATCTGTATGCCGTTTACTATCCCTGCAGGAGATGCCAATGAAGAAACGGGATATGTTGGATATTACGCTGAAAAATGGAATCAGCGTGTCAAGGACGGTGAAAGTAAATGAGGAAATATGAAGCAGTTTGTAGCTCCGATGTGCTTGATGAAGTTGTAAACGGTGAAAGAATCTTATTGATTGACAGAGCAACAGAAAGTATTGACAGTTTAGACGAAATAAGCACAAGAGACTTAGCGATTGCAATAAAAGCTGAAAACAAAGATAACAGATATGAGTTTTACAAGGAGGTGAAACTAAATGAGGGTCTATCAGTGTGATAGCTGTAATAAAGTTATCTCAGATCCGTACACAGTTAAGATGAAGGAATTCTATTTAGGAGTTGATATTGATTGCCTTAGCGGGATTGCAATTCCTATCGAAAGCAAGAGAAGAGTTAAAATACATCTATGTGATGAATGTTACAAAGGCTTAAATCTTATTGGTGAATTGGTGCCGAAAAAGGAGAGCGTAAAAGGCAATGACAAACTTTGAAAAAATCAAACAGATGTCAATTGACGAAATGGCTCGGAGTTGTATGAGTTTTTTCGACTGCCCGTATGGAACTTCGTATGTCGGCTGTCCTATGGAAAAGCGATTCAATGGCAGCTGTATTGACTGTACAAAACATTGGCTTGAAAGTGAGGTGGGCAGTAATGACACCTGATGAATACAGACAAAAGCACAAGCGTTGTGCGACCTGCGTGTATTACGGAGAAAATAATTTTTTTCAAGCTTCACCATCTTATTACTGCCTTGCGAAAAACAAAACCACATTTGATTCAAAAGGAAGATTTTGTAAAGTGTATAAAGCTAAAGATTTTAAAAGGGGGCAACGAATTAGTGGACAAAATACACAGGGCTGATGTTGATTTTTCAACGCAACTTGAAAAGGCTATGAAGCTGAGAGATATCGGCCCGACAAAGTTAGCGAGGAAATCGGGAGTTCAACGCAGTCAGATTTGTAGATACCTAACTGCCGAAATAGCGCCGACGACGAACAATATACGAAGGTTGTCAATTGCTCTGAATGTTACTACTGATTATTTATTGGGGCTAGCTAAAACAGACGAAAGATAACAAACAATAATTAAATTGCACCAATAATGCAACGAGAAAAAATATACAATGGACTTATAATGCAGACGGACTATCTGTGTTGTAAGTCCATTTTTTACTTGGTGGTGTACGGTATGGCTAAGGCATTTGCTGTAAGCTTTTACAAATCTAAAAAGTGGCAGGATTGCCGACAAAGTTTTATTGCTGAGCGAATGCTTGTTGACGGCGGATTGTGTCAGCTATGTAAAGAGCGACACGGCTTTATCGTGCATCATAAAATCATGATTAATGAGAGCAACATAAACAATCCTGATGTTACTCTCAACCACGACAATCTTTTATATGTGTGCAAAAAATGTCACGATGATTTGCCGGGACACGGGATAGGTTGCGAACCGAAAAAATATTTTTTTGATGAGAGCGGAATGCTCCGACCGATTATCCCCCCCGTTAAAAAATCGGAAACCAGTGACCGTAGGACCGAGGGGGGCAGTTAGATTTTTTGCGCGCCTTACATATAGCCCCCCTCCCCCTAAAATCTTGTGTGAAAGGACGGTGTGACTTGTAAAATGACTGACGAACAGAGAGAACAAAGAGCGATTAAACGAGAGATAAAGCGATTAACGGAAATCTACAAGGACATAGAGGTTAAAAGAAAAGACCTCGCTGTTGGCTTGATTGAAAATGCGGCGTTCACTCGAATCAGACTGAAAGAACTGCAACAGGATATTGCGATTTATGGCTTAACTGAACTATTCTCACAGTCGGAAACACAAGAGCCGTACTCACGCAAAAGGCCTGAGGCAGATTTGTATAACACGATGCTGGGAAATTATCTTAAATACATCAAACAGCTCAACGATATGCTTCCGAAAGTGACCGAGGCAAAGATTGCGACAACAGACGGCTTTGACGATTTCGTTGAAGGGCGTGACAAGCTTTGAAACGCTATCCATTAAGCTATAATCCGATACTTGAATATTACGAGCAGATAAAGAACGGCAAGGTTACTGTTTGCGACAAAATACGCAAGTGGTACAAACATTTAAGCGATAAGGTGATTAATCCGACAGACGGCTATCATTACGAAGCTAAGCGAGGAAATCACATCATTGAATTTGTTGAAAACTATTGCCGACATAGTAAAGGCAAAATGGGCGGCCAGCTTGTAAGGCTTGAATTATGGGAAAAAGCGTGGCTTGCGGCGACTTTTGGTTTTGTGGACGATGACGGCATCAGGCAGTATAACTTATCTGTGCTGATTATCGGAAAAAAGAACGGCAAGTCTTTGCTTGCCTCTGCGATTGGCTTGTATATGCTCATCGGTGACGGCGAACCTGGTCCCGAAGTGTATGCAGTTGCTACAAAGCGTGACCAAGCTAAAATCATTTGGCAGGAAGCAAAACGAATGGTTCGCAAAAGCGAAACTTTGCTAAAGCGAATTAAACCGCTGTTGAATGAATTGAGTTCAGAAGATTACAATTGCGGAGTGTTTAAGCCGCTTGCTTCTGATTCAGACACACTCGACGGTTTGAATGTGCATTGTTGCCTTATGGACGAACTTCATCAATGGAAGAACGGCAGACAGTTGTATGACATTATGGCAGACGGTACGATCGGACGAGACCAACCGCTTATCCTTGTTACAACAACTGCAGGCAAAATCCGTGAGGACATCTACGATGAAATCTATGACGATGCCGTTCGCACTACGAATGGTTTGTTTGACGATGTAGGTTACAAAGACGAACACAGCCTTTACATTATCTATGAGCTTGACAAGCGTGAAGAATGGGAAAAGCCCGATTGCTGGGTAAAGGCAAACCCCGGGCTCGGCACGATTAAAAACCGAAATGCTCTTGCAAGCAAAGTTAAGAAAGCACAGGCGAATCCGTCACTTGTACGCAACCTTGTATGCAAAGAATTTAACATAGCCGAAACATCAACTGAATCGTGGCTCAATTTCGATGAGCTTAACAACGAAACAAAATTTGATGTTAAGGAACTCCGCCCAACCTATGGCATAGGCGGAGCAGATTTATCAAGCACGACCGACCTTACGGCGGCCAAGATGTTGTTTCGAGTGCCTGACAATGAAAATATTTTTGTATTGTCAATGTACTGGATACCTGCCGACCTCGTAGAGAAAAAAGTAACCGAGGATAAAATTCCATATGATAAGTGGATAGAACAGGGCTTTATGCGTACCTGCCCCGGAAACAAAATCGACGCAAGTGTTGTTACTGCGTGGTACCAAGAGCTACAAGACGAATACGATATTTACTTGTGGAAAGAGGGCTATGACGCTTGGTCAGCTCAGATGTGGGTTAATCAGATGATTGACGCTTTTGGTCCTACCGTTATGGAGGCTGTACATCAGGGCAAAAAAACGCTGTCAGCTCCGATGAAGGCTCTCAAAGCCGACCTTGTAAAGAAAAGAATAATTTACAACAACAATCCAATTGATAAATGGTGTCTCGCAAACACCGCAATAGATGAGGACAGAAACGGTAATATACAGCCGATTAAGACCTCAAAGTCAACAAGACGAATTGACGGTACTGCGGCATTGCTTGACGCTTACACGATATATTTTGAATATGAAGACGAATATTTGAGCATTGTTTAGGAGGTGAGAGAATGGGAAAATTTAAGAACTTTTTAAATTCTGTTCGCAATGTCAGAAAGACAAAGAATTTTTCAAGGGTTGAACTTGTTACACAGAATAATTCAAATTTCTTCTTGTGGGGCAACAGAGCATATGATTCCGACACCGTCCGAGCTTGCGTTAATGCACAGGCTCTCAGATTTTCAAAATTATCAATTAAGCACATAAGGGAAACAATCGTTGACGGCAGAAAAGACCTCTTAATCAATCCCGAACCTTACATCAAGTTCTTGCTTGAAGAACCTAACCCGTACACAACAATGGATATGCTCCTATATAGGACAAGCACACAGTTATCCTTATCAGGTAATGCTTTTTGGCTCATCATTAGAGACACAAACGGCTTGCCTACGGAATTGTATTTCATACCGGCTAAATCAGCTACGGATTTGTATGATACGAATGGCAACCTTGTTTATGAATTTATCCTTGCAAACGGCAAGACCTACCGCTTTGCCTCCGAAGATGTCATTCACTTGCGTGATGATTTTGCAGAGAATGATATATTTGGCAGCGGCAAATTTAAGGCTCTTGCACCTTTGCTTGAAATCGTTGAAACAACCGACAGCGGCATCATCAGCGCTATCCGAAATTCAAGCGTAATTAAATGGTTGCTAAAATATACTTCGTCGTTGCGCCCTGAGGACTTAAAGAAGAACGCAAAAGCGTTTGCTGATAACTACCTTAACATCAGCAACAGCTCCGTAGGTGTTGCGGCAGTGGATGCAAAGGTTGACGCTAATCAGATAACCCCAAATGACTATGTTCCAAATGCTTTGCAAATGGACAGAACCAAAAACCGAATCCTTGAATTGTTTAATACCAACGCAAAAATTATAACATCAACAGCGAACGAAGATGAAGAAAACGCTTACTTCGAGGCGGTGATTTCGCCTAAGATTATTCAGCTAAAAAACGAGCTGACACGAAAACTTTTCACACGGAGGCAACGAGGTTGTGGAAACTACATAGCGGTCGGTTCGTTTAATCTACAATCTGCAAGTCTTAAAACAAAGCTGAATTTTGCAGGAATGGTTGACCGCGGTGCAATGCTTCCGAATGAATGGCGAGAATCACTTGGTCTTGCTCCTGTTCCGGGCGGTGATACTCCGCTCAGAAGATTAGATACAGTTGCGGTCGATGAAGGAGGTGAAAACGATGCCGAAAACAATTGACATTAAAGGCCCTATCATTACGAATGATGATAAGTGGATTTACGACTGGTTTGGAGTAGCCGCTTGTTGCCCTGCCGACATTCGGTCACAGCTTGACGAAATGGCGGATGATGAGGGTGTACAGGTTGTTATCAATTCATCAGGTGGTGACATCTTTGCCGCCTCCGAAATTTACGATATGCTCGCCGAAAGCAAGGCTACAATCAAGGTCATTTTTGCCGCCTCTGCCGCTTCATACGTCGCTTGTGCGTGCACATCTGAAATTGTGCCAACAGGTATGCTTATGATTCATAATGTTTCAAGCTACGCCGCAGGCGATTACAATGACATGGCACATGAATCAGGCGTGTTGCTCAAAGCCAGTAAAGCCGTTGCAGCAGCGTATAGGCTAAAAACCGGTATGAGTGAGAACGAGCTTATCGGACTTATGGATAAAGAAACTTGGCTTACTGCTGATGAGGCGGTTGAAAAAGGTTTTATTGATAAGGTCACGGAATATGCTGAAAAGGCAAAAGAGGTAAAACTTGCGGCAAGCCTTAACGGTCTTATCCCTGATGCCATCATCAAACAGATGAGGAATGAAAAAACACAGCTTACAGCAAAACTTGAATTGCTCAAACGAAAGGAAGTTGAAGAAGAATGAACAAACAGGAATATCTCGACAAGAGAAATGCTCTTTATGACAAGGCAAAAAAGCTCATCGCTGAAAATAAGCTTGCCGAGGCGAAAGAGATTACACAGCAGATTGACAAGCTCGACAACGATTTTGAAAATTCTGCCGTAGACAAGGCAAATAAAAATGCAGAGGAGGGAATCAAAATGCCTGCACCATTTGAAAATCACAAGTCAAACATCGACCTCACAGATGAGGACGAACAGGTAACAGATATGTACGCAACACTTGAATACAGAAAAGCATTCGCTAACTATATTCAGAACGGCGTACCCGTGCCACAGAAGTTTATGAATGTGGCATCACAGACCACATCAAGCACTGCGGCGGCTATTGTGCCGACCACAATGTATCAGCGTTTGATTGTTGAACTTGAAAAAATCGGCGAAATTTACGCAAGAGTGTTCAAGACGGCTTATCCGACAGCACTTCTTATCCCCACACAGAACATCCGCCCGACAGCAAGCTGGGTTGATGAGGAAAAGGGTTCAGACCAGCAGCAGGTAACTACTGACAAGGTTGTCTTTGCCGGCTATAAGCTTGAATGCAAGGTTGCGTTCTCGCTCTTCATGACAAAGACTGCGCTTGACACTTTTGAATCACAGTTTATCGACCAGATCAAGACCGCAGTTGTTAAGGCTTGCGAAATGGCAATCGTTAAGGGTTCGGGTTCAGGTTCGCCAACCGGCATTCTTTCTTGCACTCCGCCTGACGGTCAGACAATCGAGATTGCAAAAACCGGCAAGCTTACATATTCAACACTTTGCTCGGCTGAGGCGGCTCTTCCTGCTGCATACGATGATGCTGTATGGCTGATGACAAAGAAGTCATTCTTTGCATTTATGGGCATTACAGACAGCAACGGTCAGCCTGTCGCTCGTATGTCCGAAGGACTTAATGGCAAGCCGTCACTCTCACTTTTTGGTCGTGCTGTTATCCCGACAGACGGCTATATGGATTCGTACGCTGACACGGTTTCAGCCGACACAACCTTTGCAATGATGTTCAATCTTAACGATTACATCTTCAACGAGGTAATGGGTTTAAGTGTCAAGAAGTACGAAGAGGACGACACCGATAACACAGTCCTTAAAGCCGTAATGCTTGCAGACGGTAAGGTCGTGGATACTCACAGCCTTGTTAAGCTCGTAAAAAAGAGCGCTTAAAAGAGGCTTGAATTATGGCAGTATCTAATGAAATTGAAGCCGTAAAGGTTTCACTCCGTATCAATACGGTGTTGTTTGATGATGAAATATCTGCCCTCATTGATTCTGCCAAAAGTGACATGGCAGGTGCAGGAGTTGATGTCAACGACAAAAACTCAACTGCACTTGTTATGCAGGCAATCAAATTCTATTGTCGTGCTTATTTTTCGGTGACAGCTGATAGCGAATGGGCACGGCATTACGAAGAATTGCGTGACGCAATGGCGGCGAGAGGAGTGCAGACAGATGAACGCTGATACTTTGATTTTGCTTGTTTCGGGCTATAACGAAACAACAAACGATATTGGTGAAATTGTTCAGTCCGAAAAGCTCCGCAAGGTCTATGCTCAGCGGCAATATGTCAGACAATCCGAGTTCTTTCAGGCACAAGCTAACGGATTAAAACCCGAATGTATGCTTGAAGTCAACTCGTTCGAGTACCACAACGAAGAATTTTGTTATCTCGAAAATAAGAGGTTCAAGATTTATCGTGCATATCAAATCAAAGGAACAGAGCGTACGGAGCTGTATTTAACGGATGTGGTAGGTGAGAATAATGTCTTTGCCTAAAGCAGTTAAAATCACAAAAAACGGCGTTGAGATAATCAGCAATGTTGACCGCATTCAGTACACGCTTAAGGAACTTGAGAGAGCCGCTCTGCGTGATGTTGGGAAACTGGTATGTAAACGGTCACGACAAAAAATAAAACGCAGGACGGGGCGCTTAGCGAAAAATACGCAGTATTGGGTACGCTCAAAGCAAAAAATTCCTGACCTACAGGTAGGATTTAAGCCGGGCGGATTCTACGGACTGTACCAAGAGATTGGCACGAATAAATACCCAAAAATCGGAGCATTGAGCGATGCTGCCGAAAGCAACATCAAAGACATCATCAAAATTGAACAACAGTACCTCAGTGCCATAGGTACAGAAGAGGCAGAACGCAAACTGAACGAGGGGGAATACAGCGGTGAATAATATCAAGAAATTTTTGAAAGACTTATTCACTGAGTATGCACCCTCTTATTTTTTACAGGCAGAAAGCGGATTTCCTCGCCTTGTATATGAGGTTAAACAGCTCTACACGGATGAGCCGTATGACAAGTTTGTTGTGACCGTTAATGTTTATGATAGGCAGACTACGGCGGACATTGATGATGTTGTGGACAAAATCTACAACAACATAGCAAAGGCTACATACTTGGTTGATGATGTTTTTTACAAATTCTACAACAATTTTGACCGGCAGTATATTGCCGAATCAGACAAATCAATAAAGAGAGTGATGTTCACTCTTGAAATGAGGAAATACAACAGAAAGGATGATTAAAATGGCAACAGTTAAGCCACGAAAGATTAAGCCGTACAGCGGTTATAACGCTAAGACGGCTGACCATATGCTCCTTGATGCAGGTGCATTTTTTGTAAATTACGATCCTGCTACGGACACATATGCAAGCGCCAAAAAGGCAGGCAAGTGTCTTGGTGTAACAATCAAAGGCGGTGAATTTTCCGCAAAGCCGACACTCAGACGACTTGAATTTGACGGCGTAAAAACAAGAACTAAAGGTGACACAGTAGTTGACGGCTGGGAGGTTTACCTTAAAGCAACACTTGCTGAGATGACTACTCAGAACTTCATTTACGGTCTTGGAATTGCCGACAAAAGCACAGACGAAAAGGTCGTAGGCTACGATGTAATCACAGGTAGAGATGTTATTCTTGACAGTGACTACATTCAAAATATCACTTGGGTAGGCTGTCTCCTCGGAGAGGATAAGCCGTGCATTATTCAGGTATTTAACGGCTTTAATGAGAACGGTCTTACGCTCGCAATTGCTGACAAAGACAACGGTAAGGTAGAAGCTCAGTTTTATGGTAACCTTTCGCCCGAGGTTTATGATTCAGAGGACGAAATCAAACCGCCGTTTAAAATCTTCAGACCGACAGAAACGGAGGCATAATTATGAGAAAATTAAACATTAAAGACGCATTTACTCTTGCTCGCATCATTAAGTCGGCAGACATCAAAGAGGAAATTGCAGACTTTGCAAACCGCATTGCCGTCAAAAAGCACGGCAAAGATGAAACGGTCAGCACCGAAGCGGTTGGTCTTGAATTTGTGATCACTCTGTTAACTTCTTTGTCAAACAAAGAAACAGAACAGGAATTCTATTCATTGCTTGCCGATGTCAGAGGCGACATTACTGCTGATGATGTAAGTAAATTAAGTATCCCCGAAGTCCTTGACAATGTAAAGGCAATCATCAGGGAGAATGACGTCAAGAGTTTTTTTACCTCGCTCTCAGCCTTGAAGTAAGAACATATGGAATGCTCGTGCAGTATTGTTGCGGTAATACTGCCGTGCTGCATGAGCTGTCTTTTTCAGAGGCGGTCGAAATTATCAAAAATGCTATAAATGACCGTAATGACGAATTGCTTTACAAGGCCTATATTTTGACTGTTGTGGGAAATTTCACAGGCTTGTCGTACATGGATTTTGTAAACAAGGCAACAGGCTCGACACGGTCTGACAACATTGTTGATACGGTCAATACAGAGGAAATTGAAAAAACGGTTGAAAACTACCTTGACAATTATAAGTGGGAGGAGGTGTAGCTAATGGCTGTTGAAATATTTAAATTGTTCGGTTCTATATTCGTAAATAACGATGAAGCAAACAAATCTATTGCAGAGACCGAGAAGAAAAGTAAGGGCGTTGCTTCAACACTCGGTAGCGGAATAAAAACAGCCGCTAAATGGGGTGCGGCTGTTGTAGGCGGTGCAACTACCGCCGCAACAGGATTAACAGCGCTCGCTATGAAGTCGGCGTCAACTGCTGATACTATAGACAAGATGTCACAAAAAATTGGAGTTAGCCGTGAAGCATATCAAGAACTTGACTTCATCTGCTCACAGTCAGGTATGGATGTCAACAAATTGCAAAGCGGAATGAAATCGCTTGTGTCAGCAATGGACGGTGCGGCAAGTGGCACAGCCTCAAATGTAGAACAATTTAAAAAATTGGGTGTTTCGGTTACCGATGCTAACGGCAATCTTCGTAACAGCGAAGATGTAATGTGGGAAACCATGGAAGCGTTACAGAATTGCGGAAACGAAACCGAGAAAACCCGACTTGCAACAGAGTTATTCGGCAAAAGCGGAACAGAAATGATGCCTTTGCTTAACGGTGCCTCCGGAAGCATTGAAGAAATGAAAAACAAGGCTCATGATTTGGGGCTTGTACTCGGTGATGAGGCTATCGACAACGGCGTTAAACTTACGGACACAATGGATCAAATGAAAAGGTCATTATCTGCTGTCGGCACAAAACTCGGAGCAGGACTTATGCCTATTTTGCAACAGGTGTGTCAGTCTGTTATTGATTATATGCCACAAATTCAAGCATTTTTTGATGAGTTCAGTCCCATTGTTATGGATTTTTTTGAGGCGGTTATGCCTGTTCTTATGCGAATAGGTTCTGAGATACTCCCTGTCCTTATGGATTTGTTAACGCAGCTTATGCCTGTTTTTTCGGAACTTATGGAAACTCTTGCTCCTATCATCGTTCAGATAGTTGAACAGTTATTTCCACCTTTACTGCAAATCATTCAGGATTTATTGCCGTACTTTATGCAGATTATACAGGCTATAATGCCGTTATTCAGCACGCTTGTAGAACTCTTAATGCCCGTAATTGAGATGTTCGTTCAGCTTGCCAGCGTGTTGCTCAACGGCTTGTTGGCGGCACTTACTCCGATTATAGAGGATTTAGCTACATTTTTGAATGATTTGCTTACACCTCTTATTCCGATTATAAGTGAATTATGTGACACGATTGTCGGCATTCTACAGCCTGTTTTTGAACAGTTATCGCCTGTCATCTCACAGGTTTTCGATGCGCTCCGTCCTGTTTTAGACTTACTCGGCGAAATGCTTGAAACGCTTATTCCTGCCCTTGTGCCCGTTATCGAGTGGCTGGCACAAATCTTTTCAGAGGTTTTAGGTAATGCAATCGAAAAAGTCAAAAAAATTCTTGAACCGATTTCGGGAATTTTTAACGGAATTGTAGATTTCGTAAAAGGTGTGTTTTCAGGCAACTGGGAACAAGCGTGGAACGGTGTTGTTAACATTTTCAAGAATGTATTTAACCTTTTACCTACATTCGTTGAGAATGTAATCAACGGCATTATTTGGATTATCAATAAGTTGTTGGAGGGCGTAAACTGGGCAACATCAATGATTGGTTGGGAAATAGATCCGATTCCGGAAGTAACCTTACCTCGTTTCCGTGCCGGTATTGATTATGTCCCACACGATAAGTTTGCAGCATATCTTGATGCCGGTGAGGCAGTTCTCACAGCTCAAGAGGCTGAGGAATACCGTCAGTCAAAGCGAGAAGGCAGAGACTCAGTATTTGAAAATGATTCAACTAACATCGTCAACAACATCAGTATTAATATCCCCTCGGTCGCTATTAACAATGACATGGATATTGACAGCTTTGTTGATGAGATGAGCAATCGGTTAGCTGACGAGGTTACAAGGAGGCAGAAAGCATATGCATAACTTTTATTTCGGTGATAAATGGCTATCGTATTTCGGCGGTCGTATCGCACAAGCACCACAGCACGAAATCCCCGTCAGAGATGTTTCGGCGGTCGAAATCCCGTACAGGGACGGTGATATACTTATTGATAACGGGCGGTGGCAGAATATTGAATTTGAGCGTGAAATTTGTTTTTTGCCGTATTTATCCGAATTGTCAGCCAAACATCTTGCGAGGGCTGTTATCGAATGGCTGACTTTAAATCAGGGCTATCAAAAGTATAAAGATACTTATAACCCCGGATATTTCACTGAGGCTTACATATCAAATGTTGACTATATTGTCCGCGAACTGCCGTCATTGCTTTCTACAAGAATTAAATTCAATCGAAAGCCGTGGTGGCATTCGGAACTTGGACAGCGAACTATTGATTTTGAACTTAATAAATCGGTCGTTTTGCATAACTCCGAAAGGTACGAATCTTTGCCAACAATTCGCATAACTAATACAAACTCGTCAGTAAGAAAAGTGGCAGTAGCAACAGTAAACATTAACGGCGATATATTCCATTTTAAATGTCCGAGCGGTTATGATCACTCTGTATTCGATGGCGAAACATTGCAATATATAGCTTACAAATCTGATGGTACAACTGATTTTGTTAATGATGAAATTATGCCGCCTAAATTAAAAACTGGAAACAATCAAATTATTGTAACATCCTACCTTAATGCAATCATGTCACTAAGACCAAATTGGAGGAGATTGTAGCGTGTATCCCTTGTTATACAAGTCGAAATCTAAGATACTTAAAGCAAGTGCATTTGAACTGCTGGGGCGAATGACTGATGTTGTCAGCGGCAAAGTCACAGAAGAGCGAAACGGCGATTATCTGCTCGAAATGGAACTATTAACAACAGACAGATGTGCTGATTTACTTGACACTCAGTATTTTATCAAAGCGAAACCGAACCCAACTGATGAACCGCAGTATTTCGAGATTTATGATTTGCAGTACAAAGATAAAAAATCAATTACGGTTAAAGCGAAGCATATCAAGCACAATTTGTACAACAATTTTTTGGTCGAAACTTGCAACCAAACTGGTGTTGTACACACTCCAAGTGAGTGGTGGTATTTGCTTTGCACAGGGCAGGATGAAGGGCTTCAAACGCAAATGACCTTGTGGGAACATCGTTTCAGTTTCACATCTGACATCACATCAAAAGCGTCAATGACGCTTGGATTTTGCACGCCTTGTACTCTCGGTGATTTTATGGGCGGTGCAGACGGTTCGTTGGTCGATGTGTTTGGCGGAGAATATAAGTACCACAACTTTGATGTATCGCTGTTAAAAAGCCGTGGAACTGATACGGGCTATCATTTAATGTGGGGCAGTAACATTAGCAGCCTTGTGCAAACGCTTAATTCGGACGATATATGCTCCCATGTTGTGGCATACGCAACATGTTATGATAGCTATAGCAAGAAAAATTATGTGCTTTGTTCAGAACCTCAGGAATTGCGCACGCACAGTTCAAAACTTACAAAAATTAAAGCTGTTGATGTGTCAGATGGCGGTTCTGTTGATATTAGTGACGATGCGGATTATTGGAGTTTTAATGCCAACACGGGAGAAAATAAGGACTTCTTAATTCAAGTGCTAAATATTCAAGCCCAAATATTAAGGGGGTCTTTGGTAAGTACAAACGGAGCGCCCACGCTTAACATTAAAGTTGATGCGCCTCCTGTCCTTGATGCAATGCTTAAACTACAGTTATGTGACAAGGTTTTTGTTGACACCGCAAATGATAGCATTAATGTAAAAATCATTAAAACGGACTATGATTTTATTGCGGAGCGCTGGAATAGCCTCGCCCTCGGCACGCCGAAATCGAAATTATCCGATTATATAGTAAAATAATGAGGTGAAATAATTGAATATTAACCATACCAAAATGACGCTTGAAATTAACAGTTGCAAAAACTACGAAATCTTAGAGGTCAGACAGGGCGACAAAGGCTCACGCATTATTGATTTTGCGTTTACCGTCAACGGTGAAATTGTTGACCTTGCCTCCACGATGTCGGCAAAAGTCAATGCTACGGTTGACGATGTAATCGTTGCGGAAGATGTTGCCGCTGTCGTTGACACCGAAAATAATGTAGTCACAGTTACGCTTACAGACACAATGCTTGCATTATCAGGCATCTGCAAAATGGACATTGTGCTTACAGAAGGCGACGAAATCATAACAGCCGAAACGGTTTGTTTGCGCGTAGGAAAAAGCGTAATCAATGATGACAGTAAAGCCTTCCCGGGTGCAAGCTCTATTGTGGAAATCACAAAAGAAGTAGAAAATGCAAGAGGCGGTTCTAATTCACTTGGAGCAAGGCTTGATACAGTCAACGCAAATCTTGCGGAAAAAGCAGATAAAGCCAGTACTCTTGCAGGTTACGGTATCACAGACGGAATTAAAGATGCAGCAGGCACGGTTAGAGCTGTCAACTTGGCAGATGATGTCATAAATAAATTTGGCGAAAAAGTAGACAGTAGCGAATTATTTGATGTTACTAAGAGTATAAATTTAGCTAATTTGGCAGATTATTCAC